AGTAAGAAATGTGTTATAATATACTAGTAAATTTTAAACGGAGATCTATATAATGAAATTTTCAAATGAAACTCTAACTGTTCTTAAAAGCTTTACGGCTATCAATAAATCCATTCTTTTGAAGCCAGGTAAAACTTTAAAAACAATCACCCCAGAAAAAACTCTCATCGCGATTGCTGAAATTCCCGATGAAATTCCATCTCAAGCCTGTGTCTACGATTTATCACGTTTTCTTTCAATTCTTAGCTTATATGATAATGCAGACATAGAATTCGAAGATAAATACTTTATTATAGCTGAAGGTAAGCGTAGGACTAAATATGTCTATGCAGACGTATCAATGATCCACACTCCGCCTGAAAAAGATATTACTATTCCATCTGAAGACGTTGTTGTGAATGTAAGTAACAGTGATCTTTCTTCAGTTCTTAAAGCTGCAGGCGTATTACAATTTTCAGAGATTGCATTTGTAGGCGATGGCGACAAGTGTTATCTGAAAGCTATCGATAGTTCCAACGAAGGCGCTGATGACTATGGTGTTGAAATTGGCGAGACTACCGATACATTCAAGGTTATCATTAAAACTGATAATCTTAAATTAATGCCTTTGGATTATCAGGTTACTCTTTGCTCGAAGGGTATATCTGAATTTAAAGGTAAGGGCGTCACATATTATGTGGCAATTGATTCAAAGTCGACTTATAACAAAGGGTAAAAATATGAATGAGCAAATGATGGGCCAACAAGGCCAAGAACAAAAAGTAACCGTTAATCTTGGTGATCTTAGTACAGTACTACAGTTGATTGATGTCGTGTCAACTCGTGGCGGGTTCCAAGGTAATGAGCTTGCAGGTGTAGGTATGCTTCGTAACAAACTTGAAGCTTTTCTTCGCCAGAATACACCTCAACAGGATCCTTCTGTTGGTCAAGGTGAAGTTGATGTTGCAGTACCAGCACAAGGTCCTTTGGCTGACAAAGTAGTTGGTTAATCCGATTACTTGACCTTTCTCGAGATAGGGGGGATCTTTTCGATCCCTGCCTTTCGAATTTTTATATTATGATTATTATTGGTGAACTATGTCTATTGATTCAAAATCAAATGAAGTGTTATTTGTAGAAAAGTATCGTCCACAACGCATTGATGATACTATCCTGCCTGAAAAAACCAAGGCAATGTTCAAAAAGTTTGTTGCCGACAATAATGTACCAAACCTTCTTCTTACTGGTGGACCTGGTGTAGGTAAAACTACAGTAGCAAAAGCCATGCTTGAAGAAATGGGTTGTGACTATATTGTTAAAAATGGTTCTCTTAATGTTAATATTGATACTCTACGATATGAAATTTCCACCTTTGCATCAGCCGTATCATTACAAGGTGGTCGCAAATATGTAATCTTTGATGAAGCTGATTACCTGAATGCTGCAAATGTTCAGCCAGCTCTTCGCAATTTCATTGAGGAATATTCTTCTAACTGTGGCTTTATATTCACTTGTAACTTTAAGAATCGTATTATTGCTCCTCTTCGTTCTCGATTATCTGAGGTTGATTTTTCTATTGAGCAATCCGATCGCCCTCTCTTGGCAGCTCAATTCTACAAGCGCGTTCGTGCTATTCTTGATCAAGAAAATATTGGATACGACAATAAAGTTGTCGCAAAAGTAATTGAAAAGCACTTCCCAGATTTTCGTCGTGTATTGACTGAACTCCAGTCTTATGCAGCATCTGGTAAAATTGACGAAGGTATTTTTGTCAATCTCAAGCAAGAAACCATTGACGAACTCTTTGCTCTGCTCAAAGCTAAAAACTTTACTGAAATGCGCAATTGGGTAGCTAAAAATTCAGATCAGGATATGAACGAAATGTTTCGCCGTATTTACGACGCAGCTACGACAAAAGTTGAATTCAGAACTCTTCCCGGGTTTGTTGTGACAATTGCTGACTATATGTACAAAGCAAACTTTGTCGCAGATCAAGAAATCAATATGGTTGCCTTTCTAACAGAGGTAATGATTGAATCTGAATACGTATGAAGTTTATTTCAAAAACTCTCAAGTGTTTCAATTGCGAAACAAAATTAAAAGAAAAGGAAGCCTTCACAATTAAAGTTGATACTCTTGAAGGTTTACACGAAATGAAAATGTGCGGTAAATGCGCAAAAGACTTTGACGAAATTATGAAACAAGTAGAGGAGATTATTGATGAAAGAAATAAGCCCTTTTGATTTTATGAATGCCGTTTCTTTCACGAAGGAAGATCTTATTCGTAATAGTGAAAATGCAGAACTTACAGAAAAACAATATAATGCTTATATCATAAACAGGGGATTCGCAAATTTTCAAGATACAATCCTGCACGCTAATGAAATGAATCGTAGACACGGTTTGTTTCCTGCTGCTCAGTTTGATTATTACAGAGGAATGCTTCGTAAGCGCAAACGCTTTTCCAAATGGCCAAAGGTAGATAAGAATAATGATCTGGACGCAATCCAAAACGTCTACCAATGTAATAGAACAATAGCTAAGATGTATCTAAAGGTATTGGATAAAGATCAACTGAAGACGGTCCATGCGCGCCTAGTGACTGGTGGTTAGAAATAATGAAAAAATAAATACTTTTTATGGTTTATTGCCATTACTACTAATTACTATAATAAAGGTGAATATGCATTATGGAAAACGAAAATATCTTCAGAGGAGTTGGCATAGAAATTACACTACCAACCCCTGACAGTTTCCTTAAAATCAAGGAAACCCTAACACGCATTGGAATCTCTTCTCGTAAGGATAAAAAGCTTTTTCAGTCGTGCCACATTTTACACAAAAAAGGCCGTTATTCAATTCTTCATTTCAAAGAATTGTTTATACTTGACGGTAAGCATAATACCTTTTCAGATGAAGATAAAGCACGCCGCAATACAATCGTGAATCTTCTTGAAGAATGGGAATTAATAAAGATTGTTGATCCGAATCAGACAAAAGAACCGGTCGCTTCTCTTAATCAAATTAAAATCATTTCTCACAAAGAGAAAGACGATTGGGAACTTACTGTAAAGTATAATATTGGCAAAAAATAAATTGAGGTCTACATTATGAAAACTGTACAAACATTTCCCGTCAAAGTCTTTAAAACAAAAGAATACGCACAGCTACCCGAGGTTGCAACCGTGGGTTCTGCATGCTTTGATGTCCGTGCCGCGTTTGTCGCTGGTGATCGCGTTAAATGTTACAATGCCTGGAACAAACAGGTAGATGTTGCAGTAAAGATTATCGGCGGTAAAGTAGCCTTTCAGATACCTCCTGAGCACCGTGTAATGGTACCTACAGGATTAATCTTTGATGTTCCTGAAGGTTTTGTAATGAAGATGTATGTACGTTCGAGCGTTGCATTAAAGAAAGGATTGGTATTGGTAAATGGTGTCGGAGTTATTGACAGCGACTATGTAGAAGAATCTTATATTCTATTGCATAATATTTCTGATAGCTTGGTTGTGATTGAAAACGGTGAAAGGCTTGCTCAGTGTGAACTTGTAAAGTCAAGCTATTACAAAATAGAAGAAATAGATAAAGCACCGGCTCAAAAAACTGATAGAGCCGGTGGTATGGGAAGTACTGGTACTAACTAAAAAGAATAAATAAATTTTGTAGAATGCCGATAGGGTTCTACTAAACCGGTGGGTATATCCGCCATATAATCAATCTTGCTTAATAGGAGATAACCATGACAAGATTTAGCACGTTTGACATTAACACTTTAACACCTTTTGCTGTTGGCTTTGATCGTGTATTCGATCGTTTAGTTGAGTTTCCTCAACAACATATCCCAACAGGATTCCCTCCCTACAACATTCGTAAGAATAAAGAAGAAGATAAGTTTACTATTGAACTTGCTTTAGCTGGTCTTACAGAAAATGAAGTAGATATTGAACTCAAAGAACAAGTATTAACTATTCGTTCTACGTGGGATGAAAAGCCACAAGAAGACGATGTTGTTCTTCATAGAGGCATCTCTCACAAAAAGTTCACTCGTAGCTTTACGCTCGCCGATGATCTTCAGGTAATCGGTGCTAACTTCAAAAATGGTCTGTTGACTATTGGACTTGAAAGAATTGTTCCAGAGGAAAAACAGCCTAAAAAATTAAAATTGACAACAAGAAAGAACTCTTGTTAGGCTAATTTATTATAACAACCCGAGGGGCATTGCCTCTCGGCTTTTGACTGAAAGGAATTAAATCATGGAAAATAAAACCTTACCTCATGTTACCTTTAAATTTCGTAAACAAGATCTCGAGACTGGAGATTTTGTTTGGGATCATAAAACAACCGCTGATCTATTTGCAGGTAAACGTGTTGTAGTATTCTCTTTGCCAGGTGCCTTTACACCGACTTGTTCAAATTTTCAAGTTCCTGCGTATGAAGTTTTTTTTGAAAATTTTGTCGAGCTTGGAGTAAATGCTGTTTATTGTATATCAGTAAATGACGCATTTGTTATGAATGCTTGGGCTAAAGAGCAATTAGTAGAAAATATTGTGTTTGTTCCAGATGGAAGCGGAACCTTTACTGAAGGTATGGGAATGCTAGTTGATAAGGATAACTTAGGTTTTGGAAAGCGCTCTTGGCGGTATGCAATGGTCGTTAATGATGGTGTCGTAGAAAAGATTTTTGAAGAACCTGGTAAAATGGATAACCATTCGTTAGATCCTTACGAGGAAAGCACTCCAGAAAATGTTTTAGAATATCTACGAGGTTAAACAAATTCTGTTTAATCTTCGAAATTAAACAAATTCTGTTTAATCTTCGAAATTAAACAAAAGGGGCAATTGCCCCTTTTCTATGCAAACCGTGCAAACATTCCAGGAACTGCCTCAAAGCCGTTACTTCCTCCACCGCCAAATCCACTCACATTATGAGTAACAGCTGCCACACGCGAGTTTTGCGCAGTTGTAAGTTGAGTGTTGGTTACATCTCCACCCTTTTGGAAAACGTATTGCTGAGGCGAACTCAATCCGCCGCCGGCAATCAGTTCAAATGATGAGCCAAAATCCATTCCACTAAATATTTCTTTAAGAGATTTTATTTTGGGGGATTTATTTAACTCAGCTGTTTGTTTTCTAATTCATCTAAAGTTTCGTTTCTTGTTTTAACCAGGTTTGCGGTAGTATCA